ATGAGTAAGAACCTTCGTGAGCTCGTCGCGCGCAATGCAAAGAAGCTGGTTACCGCCGTCACCATCGGTGGCTCCGTGATGGCGGGTTCGGCCATGGCTGCTGCGCCGGACTACACGTCGATCGGCGCAGGTATCGCGGTGGATGCCGTGGTGGCTGCTGTGGTGTCGTTTGGCGCCATCAAGATTGGCCCCAACTTCGCACGCTGGGCCACCAACAAGATTGCGACTTTCTTCTAAGTCGCTCTTGCGAGGCAGGGGAGGGGGCTTCGGCCCCCTCGTTTCTTAGCGCAGTGCCAGGGGAATGACGTGCTTATCTGCTTCGGTTTTATGTTGCTTGGTATGTCGTGCGGCCACGTCGTTTCGATTGGGCTCAACGAACAATGAGGGTAGTTGTCGCCATCATGTTGGCTTACGTCGGCCTGCTCTTTGTCAGCCCGGCGTTTGCTGGCACTGTGACCTCGTATCAGGCAATGCAGTTGTGTCAGGCGCGCGTGGCTCAGTTGCAGGCCGCGTCGTCAGGCGATGCGCATCCGCCACAGTACAGTTGCAAGGACGATTCCGCGTCTTCGGCTGTGTGGGTTTGGGTTGTTTCGTGGCAAGGAACTGCTTACGACTCGGGCAACTGGGAGGGATCTCGGTATCCGTATGACGTGAAGGACGACACGCCGCCGGATACACCGCCGCCCAACACCTGCAAGGCGGGCACGAGGTTTCCGGGCTGGTTGTCGCCTACACCTGGCAACGATTCCGGTCTCTATTGTGAGAACGGTTGCGAGGTCTCTAACAACATTGATGTCGGTGGGTCGAGCCCTAGCTCTGGTCATGTGCAAACGGGTAATGCGTGTTCCGCAAGTACGCCTGCCGGGACTACTGGTCCTCCACCTGGTATCGGTTACATCCCGGATGATCCGAATGACCCGAGCAAGGGCGGCACGTACTGCGACGACACGGGCAAAAACTGCGTGCACGGCGCTGCGCCGAACACCGGGGGCTCGGGTGGCAACACGGGCGGCAACGGGTCCGGGTCGGGATCTGGCGGCGATCCAGCGGGCTCTAGCTCGTCGGGCGGTACCGGCACTGGTAGCGGCAACGGAACGGGCACGGGTGACGGCTCTGGCACGGGAACTGGCAGTGGCTCCGGCAGCGGCTCCGGATCGGGTAGCGGTAGTGGTTCGGGTAGTGGCTCCGGCAGCGGGTCCGGCAACGGCAAGGGCGACTGCACGGCGGGTGACGCGTGCACCTCTGGCGATGCGGTGGCTGTACCTGGGCAGTTCTACACCGGGAGCGGCGAGACCGTTGCCGGCGCCTTCGGCGATTTCAAGAACACGGTTTCAGCGTCGCCGCTGATCAATGCGTCCAAGGGCTTTTTCACCGTGCAGGTTTCCGGCAGTTGCCCGATTTGGACGGTACCGGCGACCGCGTATAGCAAGGCGCTTGTTTTCGACTATTTGTGTAACGGGTCCGTGCTCGTGTGGTTAGAGCGCGCGGGTTGGATCATGCTGGCCGTGGCGGTGTTCTGTGCTTTCCGTGTTGCGATTTACTAGTGCTCTCGTCGTGCTTTTCGTCGGCCTGCTTTGCGGGTCAGTCGCGCATGCGCAGTCGAATTCGACTGGCACGCCACCTGGTGTAACGTGCGGTATCGGCGAGCACGGCGAGACATCCTGCAAGGACACGAACGGAAACACGCTTTACACGTGCACCACGGCTGCGAATGGCGATCGCGAGTGCACCGGGTCGAATAATGGCTCGGGCTACTCCTGTACGACGTTGAGCACCGGTGAGCTTTCGTGCACGGGATCGTCGGTCTCGGGCGGTACCGGTGGTGGAAGTACAGCGACTGGCGGTGGCTTCGTGAGCAAGCTCACGGGGTGGGCGAGCGGCGCCATGTCGTCGGCCGGCAACTCGATCGTCGCGCTTGTCAAGGATGCGGTGGTGTGGATCGTGAAGGCGATCCTCGGTTTGTTCGCTGCTATCGTCGCGGCGATCCCGATCCCGGATTTCATTAGCCAATACAGCCTGAGCAACCTGCTTAGTTTTGCCGGTCCCGACGTGGGCTGGTTCCTTCAAACGTTCAAGATTTCTGAGGGCCTGACCGTGCTCGGGTCTGGCTACGCATTTCGCATGCTTCGCAAGCTCATAACCCTATTCCAATGGTGACGTATGCTCGTTTTTAATGAGGGTGTTCCGCGTTCAGGCAAGTCGTACGACGCGGTGAAAAGCCATATCCTCGTCGCCCTTGCGTCTGGCCGAAAGGTTGTTGCGAGGCTCAACGGCTTGGATCATGCGAAGATCGCGGAGTATTTGAAGCTGCCGGTGGACCGGGTTGTTGAGCTTCTCGTGCTCGTCACCACGGGGAAGGTTGTTGAGACCTTCCAGGCGATTCGTGTGATCTCTAAAGGCGAGGATGGCGAGCTTGGCGGCTGGGCCATTCCTGATCACCTTAAGAACGCTCTTTTCGTTATCGATGAGGTTCACGAGTTCTTTGTGGCTGGCCGTCAACCGCTTCCTGAGGCGGTTGAGCAGTTCTTCGCTCTACATGGCCAGTTCGGCATGGATGGCGTCATCATGACGCAGCACATCAAGCGCCTTCATGCCGTCATCCGTGCTCGCATCGAGCGGAAAAACCAGTTCCAAAAGCTCACCGCGCTGGGTATGAAGGGGCGTTATCGCGTCCGTCATTACGTCACTGTTGCCCCCGATCGCTACGAGTTTGTGGACGGCCAGACTTTGAAGTACGACAAGGCGATTTTTCCGCTCTACGCGGGATATGCCGATGGCGTCACTAATACCGAGGTCTACGACGGCGGTGGTAGGAATGCTTTGAAAAAGCTCGGCTGGCCCGTCGTTCTTTTCATTGTTGCGCTGGTCGTTGCGGTCCCGTATTGCATCCGGTTTTTCCACGGTGATGTGGCCATCACGAAGGGCCAGCATCCCGCGCATATTTCCGAGCAGCCGAAGCCGAACGCCGTTCCCGCGCACTCGGCGACAGCGGCGCAGCCAGGTGTTGCCGCCCCTGTGAAGTCGGCGGAGCTACCTACCGGCCAGAAGACCTCATTCGACACGAAGGGCATGCCGCCCGAGGTCGCTTATGTCTTCGAGATGAGTCAACAGGCACGGCCTAGGCTGGCCGGTTTGGTTGTTGGCGAGGGTCATGCGTCGGGTGTTATCGAGTGGCGTGCCGATCAAGGTCATGTCTTGGAGCGGATGGATCTGGATACCCTTCGTAGCCTCGGTGTCCAGGTTGAAGTGAAGCCGTATGGTCTTCGCGTCTCCTATGAAACGCACGTGATCGTCGTTACGTCTTGGCCGGTCGATATGCCCGGCTCCGTCCCTAGGGATGCGGTCAATGGTCGTGAGTCGGTCGTTTCGGCAACGCCGAGCGTTAGCGAGCCGTTGCCGAATCGACCGCAGGCGCAAGTGCATGACAAATGGCCTTCTCGCGTGGTGCCGGGCAATTACGTTCCGCCAGAGCAGACGACGGTCTCCGGCATCGGTTCTTGACGCGGTTCGCCGCAATTACGGGAGGGAAGGGGATGGGCAATTCATATGATTTTTCGTCGGGCCTTGACATCAATCCGCTGATCGGGATGTTGCTCATCTTCGGCGCTTACAAGGCGCTCGTCGGCTTCGCCACCTGGGCGGCCCGGGTGATTTCCGGGTTCTTTGGCGGCTCGTCGGCTGAGCGTGTTGGGCGGGCGGCTGACCGCGCTGCGGCTGCTCGGCAGCGTGGCGATACGCGGGCCGCTGAGCGACACGAGCGGCAGTTCCAGCGGGAGCTTGTGCGGTCACGCCGGAGCTGATGTAGCATTTGCCGCGTCCACAGGGGTCCGGCATGAAGCCTTCGACGTATTACCTTCTCGCTTTGTTGCTGTTAGCGGCTTCGATACCGCTGTATATGAGGCTTGCGCGCGCCGACGTTGATAGGTCGGCTTCTCTCGCTCCTCGGGCTGTCGCGTATCCTTCGGCAGGTTCCGGGGAGCTGCCGGTTAAGTCTCGCCGCCTGATTAGCCCAGAGCAGATTGTTGCGGTTGACGCCATTCTTCGCGGTGACGCTCGATGCGTGGCCGGTATCGTGTACAGCACGGCGAATCACGTGATTGAGCCATTGCCCGGCCGTATAAAGTGCATTGTTGACGCACGGGGCAGGTCGTACGTGACGGCCACGCCGCAGCCTTAGGGGTGTGGGGCGTAGCCCCGCGTAGACGCTCTCAACCTGGATGTGGAAAGGCCCGAGCATCGTTGCCCGGGCCTTTTTTCGTTACGCGTCGCGTAATCCCGCTGACCGCTTTTGCCGCTGATAGGCGTCGATGCGAAGGGCTAAGAATCGCATGTGCCGCACGTGGATGCCATGGCTTACTTTCCGACCTGGCGGGACAAGGTACTGCTGGACGATCCGCCACCCGTGCCAGAGCTTGGGCGTGATGTACTGGCGCCCGTCATGTGCCGATTGCGCCCAGTCTTCGATGTGCTTTAACGGCACGCGCCGGCCGTTGGGTAGGATCAGATGGTCGTTTTCAAGCTGGAAGGAGCGGCGCACGCGCGGCCTCATGGGGTGGGCCGACGATTCTGCGCAGGCGCCGGGTGAACCACCTGCGAAGTGCGCATAATGTATATTATGTCAAATACGAGGCGTCGCCTAAAATCGAGCCTTCGCAACGTTTTGAGCTGTCGGCGACCCGCTAAACGTGTCACACAACCCATTAATGATGGCACCTCCGATAACCGCGGCACGTTCCTGCAGCCTACGATCGTAACCTCTTGTCATTCCTAGTTCTGCTCCGCAGCGTTACCCGATGGCGTGTGACACGATTAATGGATCTGGCGAATGGACGACCCGTTAATTGCGCCGAGATTCGTTAATCGTGTCCCGTTCTTTACGTACATGGAACCCGGAAATCGTGGCACGAGATGGTCCTTTGCGACCGTCCGTCGGAAACGTTCCAGCTTCCTGGGGAATCTTCAGGTCTAAAGTGCTTAAAGAGGCACGGCGTTTTCTCGATCCGCTGGCCTCGAAGCTGCCAGCCCGGACCCCAGCAAGCGTGACCCACGTCGAAGGTAAAGCGAGCCGATCGGCACTTCGAGCGTGCTTCGCATCGCTTCGCTAAGCAAAACGCCGCTGATCTACCGACCTCCCGGACCCCATTGCCGCCCCATCGAACGGGATTTGGTTCATCCATAGGGATACCAAATAGCGGCTAGGCGGCAACGGTAACCGCGCGCGGGTTCACTGGCGCGCAGTGGACAAATCCAAGAGTTTCGTCGATTAGGCAATCGTATTTTCTAGATAGCGTGTCAACGCATCAAACCGACGCTTGCGGCTGCCAAGGTCTGAACTGGCGCGTACACCGGCCCCATACTCTACGACTGGGGCCGCGTAATCGTCGGCTTTCGGCGCGTCGGCCGACAGGTACGCATCCACCGCGAGTCCGAAGGTCAAAAGTTTTGAGCGAAGTTCGCTGCGCTTATCCTCTGACAGCGGCAAAAATTCTGCCCTCGACGCCAGTACCAAGAACAAAGTGTAGAGGTCCGTCTTCTTGGACCATCGGCTGGTGGGTCTGGAGACAATAAGGTAACGCAACTCGCCTAGAACAGATCGAAACGTACGCTTCACCTTGAGTTCGTCCTCAAACTCCTGTTCGTAGAGTTCGTAATACGCATCGAGCTTCGTCTTTTTGTTCTGATGGCCATTGAGGTATGCAACGGCGATCTCGCTGACGAACTCGACATCCAGCATTCGCCGGACATCGTTGGCGGAGAAGACCCCTATTTCGCGCCAGGCATCTTCGTCCGACAGCTCTTCCATCAGATGTATAAATGGCCCCCAGTAAGTGGCCTTTCGTAGCTCTTGCGAGTTTAGCGCGACCGTGTTGCGATTCAGTCTCCCGAAGATGCCGCGAATTTGCTGGTCGTCCATTTCGGGAAGCTGACGCACCACGAAATTGTATTGGTAGATCCTTTTTTTATCGTCACCGCTAAGGTCATCGAAGTACATGTCTCCCCAGCGTGGACTGTCCTTTGCATCGATTGCAAAGCGCCCTTCGAGAAACTCGAGGACCGCACGTATCCGCTGCTGGCCATCGACCACTATGTAGCGCGCAGCGCCCTCTTCTGTGACGACGGACTGCATGTAGAGTTCCGGAATGGGCAAGCCATTCAAGATCGTATCGATCAGGTAGCTCTTTTGTTTTTCAAGCCACACAGGGTTCCTCTGGTACGGTGGCGCCATATCGAGTTCGCCTGACGCGCTTGCATTTTTGAACCAGACGACATTGTGCGTGGTGGCATTGAGAAAGGAGGTCATCATTATTCCTTAGACAGCACGATGTCGCGTAGCTTTTTTAAATTGGCCACGTGGTATGAGCTGAGGGCTTCATAATCACGGTAGATGCGAATGTTGATCTCTCTACCGAGGGTCGAATGGTGCATGCGCATTTTCTCAAGCGCAGTCCGCCAAGCGGCTCCGAAGGGAAGCTGGAGAAGAAGCGACCGTGTGTCGAACGTGCCGTAATAGATGTACTTAGCGACGTGCTCCGAGAAGGACGCCTTTTGTCGTTGTGTTAAGCCGTGACGTCGTGCACCCAGCGAGCGAAGCATGTGCCAGCCTATGGAGAAATGGTGCTCGGATATCACAGCCACGTCCACATCCGATCCGTCGTGGAAAACCCCGAAATCTTTATGAGGATTGAGGCTGATGCCGACGCTTGCGCTACCCACGAGTGTGATTGCCCTGCCATCGACACCAAGCTGAGTGGCGAGTTCGCTTTTCCAGCGCACATAGGCGACTTGGTCGCCGTTGAATATATGAGGGGTACGGTCGATGACCCAGCGCTGGGCTACGAACATCGGCGGCTGGCCCACGAGATCTTCCAGGAATTCCTTTTTCACCGCCTATGTCCCTGTTCGTTTGACTCGCCGGCACGTCCCTGCACCCGGCAAGGCTACAAGAAGCTAATGATCCAACGGCCCCTATTCTGCAGATCGGCTCATGTTCGTCAAACCCGTCGGGGTTGAGGGACACTGACGGGGTGAGATGCCCAGATCCGTGGTGTCGGACATGCGTGGAACAGCCTACCCGGCGCTGCTAGATCCTTTTTTGCCGCCACTCTTGCGCGACGCTCGACGCGTGGCCGCGACCTTTCGGCTCGTCGACTTGGTTGTTGCGGCCACCCGCGTCTCCAGGCGCGCGTTAGCAACGGCGGCCTCGCGCTGCGCTTGGGTCAGTGCTTCGGTCAACGCCACCTCCCGTTGCGAGGCTTTCGCTGCGACGCTCTCGCGTTCACGCATGAGAGTTTCCAATCGCTTCTGAAGGAGGCGCGCTTCCTGACGGATCCGGTCGACCTCAGTGTGGGCGCGGTCCTCAGTCGCACGTATGTGCTCGCTGTGGCGCTGTCGCTCGACCGCCAGGCTCGCCTCACGCTCGTCAGCCTGACGGCGGTACTGGGCCATCTCAGCCTGCAACTGCCGGACCTGATCCTGGGCAGCATCGCGCTGGTTCTCCAGGTCCGCCGCGCGATCCTGCAGCTCGGCCAGAAGGGCCGTCAGGTCGGTGAGTCGCTGCTCGATGCGCTCGCGTGCCTGAAGGGCGTCCTCGGCCAATACTCGCGCGTCCTGTCGCTGGGCGACGAGCGTGCGTGCCTGGTCTTGGAAAGCCTCACGTTCGGCGACAAGGGCGCTGCGTTCTGCGGCGAGTGCCTCGGCGGCCTCGGCGTGCGCGCTGCGCAGGGCGGCGTCCCATAACTGCGCGGCGAGGTCGCCGATCGCGAAGGGTGCGGCCGGCACGCTGACCGCCTGGCGCTGCGCGACCAGGCGACGCCCTAACCCGCCCCACCAGCTTTCTAGGTAGCGAGTGACCGTGTTCGGCGAGCCGGTGCCCAGGTGTGCACGTATGCGTTCGACCGTCGGTCGTTCGCCCGCTCCCACCAGCGCATCGGCGGCGCCATGGACGTCGTTTTCGTTGATCCCGCGTGCCATCAGCTGCTCTCCATGATTCACCGCCCTACCCTTTGCGTCTCGTACCTTCGATAAGTGATGATTATCGCTAGTAAGTGCCCTCTCTCGTAATATACATTACATATTATGAAGCATAAACGCACCTCAACTGACCTCTGCGCACCTGCCTCCAGCCTGGTCTTACCGGAACAACTGGCCCAGCAAGCGGCGGACGCCGTGCGTGAACTGTTGGCCGAAGCCGCCGCGGCCAATACCACCCGCAGCTATGCCGCCGCCCTGCGCTACTGGGCCGGCTGGCACCAGGCGCGGTTTGGTATCGAGCTGACGTTGCCGGTGACCGAGACCGTGGTGATCCAGTTCCTGGTCGATCACATCCAGCGCAAAAACAAATCTGGCCTGGTCAGTGAGCTGCCGCCAGCGGCCGATCAGGCTCTAGTGGCCGCGGGCCTGAAAGCCAAGCTCGGGCCGCTCAAACTCTCGACCGTGACTCAGCGCGTCGCGGTATTGTCGACGGCGCACAAGCTGAAGCGGCTCCCCAATCCCTGCGAGATTGCCAGCATCCGCACCTTGCTCAGTCGGGCGCGGCGCTCGGCCGTGAAACGCGGTGAACGCCCCACCAAGAAGACTGCTATAACGCGGCAAGAGCTCGAGGCCATGCTCGCCACCTGCGACGACTCCCTAGAAGGTTTACGGGATCGCGCCCTGCTCTGCTTCGGCTTTGCCAGCGGCGGTCGACGGCGCAGCGAAATCGCGGCGGCCGACCTGCGCGACCTACGCAAGACCGGCGAGGATGCCTACATCTACCGGCTGGAGTTTTCGAAGACGCAGCAGGCCGGAGTCAAAGTGGACTCGACGCCTGACAAGCCGATCCTCGGACGAAGCGCTCAAGCCCTCTCGGCGTGGCTCGAGGTGGCGGAGATTCAGGAGGGGGCCATCTTTCGACGGCTCTGGCGGGATCGCGTCGGCCCTGCCCTGTTGCCGGGTTCCGTGGCGACAATCGTCAAGCGGCGGGCCAAGTTAGCAGGATTGGAGGGCAACTTTGGCGCCCACAGCCTGCGCTCGGGCTTTGTCACTGAAGCTGGCAAACAGGGAGTTCCATTGCCAGCGGTCATGGCGATGACCGAGCATCGCTCGGTGGCCAGTGTCATTGGGTATTTCCAGGCGGGGGCTGCGGAAGACAATCCAGCCGCCCGCCTATTAAAATGATCATTGACACAAGTGAAAACGCATCTCCTGATGTCGCTGGAGCGTTTACTCCATTGCCCATTGCCCATTGATTCAAGGTGTCATTCAGCTCGCACTACGGGTAATTTGGATCAAGGTGAGCTGGCGTTTCAGATTTGCTACGCACGAACGAGGAACGATTGCCCTTCATTCTTTGAGCCAACTCTTCTTGATTCCATCGAAGTTCAGCTGCTTCCACTCTTCCTTCCATAGCTGGTAATACGGAATGTCGGTCGACGAAGGCTGCGGGTCGCAGCGATGGACTTTAACCAACGACGGCATTACCACAGACTCACCGATCAGCAGCGCCTCTCCTGCGCCCAAAGTCGGTAGCTTGGCGCAGAGGTTGCCGAGCGTGTCAGGCAGCAGGCGGGCGACGTAGCTCTGATCACTTGGATTTGTCAGCCGCATCGCCAGGAAATTACTGCATTGGGAGATGATTGTCTCGGAGATCTCCGATGGCCGCTGACTCGACAGGAGCAGCGTAACGCCATATTTGCGGCCCTCCTTGGCGATGCGCTTGATCGAGAACCTAGATGCGCGAAAGCGTGCTAGGTCGCTATTGGGAACGTACTTGTGGGCTTCCTCGTAGACGAGCAGGAGCGGCGCGTCGGTGTTGATCTTCTCCTTAGCCGCCGTGCGCATCACCTTGTAGTGGTAGCAATCAGGTTTCTGGCGGCAACTGAGCAGTGGCGCGTCTACCTCTAGCCAATTTCGGCAAGCTTAGGCCACCGCTACAGATGTCACACTTTTATCGTTGACCGGCCGGCACCTGATTGGGCACCCTGCGGATGCTTCCTGGGATCAGGGGATCACCTGAGGGAACTAGCTATGTTTAAGAAGTTGCTTACGTGCGTCGCGCTCTTGGTGGGATGCACGTCGATGGGTGCGTACGCCAACGATACTTTCCAGGTCGATCTCTCTGTGGCGCGCAATGGTATCGTGGTGGGCAAGCCAAGTATTCAGATTGCCGCTGATCGCAATGCCGATCTCACAGTGACACCGCCGGGCTCGTCCGCAGAAAATGCCATTCGCGTCGTGGTCTCGGTGGCTGCAGCAGACCCTGGCACTGTTGGTGTCCATCTGATGGTCTTTGATCGTGCCAACGGCGAGTGGACGCTGCGTGCCGAGCCCACGATGAAGGCGAAGCTCGGTAGCGACGTGCAGTTGAACGTCGGCACCAAAGACCTGGCCCGCGTTGCATCCCCTATTGATGTGACCGTGAAGGTGGCAGCCGCGCCACCGGTGGCCGTTGTCAGTTCTGAATGGGCCGGATCGCCGGCACTGGATTTGACGGCCTCTCCGCTCTCCTGCAACTGCTGTACCGCAGGTAATGTGCAGTGCTGCAACGTGGTCAGCTGTTGCGAGCAGGTTTCAGGTAACTGCTGCACCCCGCCCTGCCACCGTGCTGAAGCCGATCGCAACCTGTCCAGCGTTGAGGCTGACCGCCCGCGGCGCGTCGCACGCCCGATGAGCTATAGCGAGATGCAGGTCACCTTGCCCGACGGCACTGTGGCGGACGGTTCGCAGCGGGTGGGCGATGGAGCCGCGCGCCTGGGGTTATCCGCCCAGGCGTTTGATTCTACGGTCTGAGATCGACGGTTCAGCGGGGAACCACGATCTCGCTGGGCCCACGGCCCGGCGGCGTCGCGCCTGACTGGCGACCCGCCGAGTCACCCGCTTAGACGAAGAGGTAATCCTGTCACGCCCGCCGAGAACCTGTTGCCAGGAAATGGCCAGATGAACCGATGGACGAGCCTGCGCCTGCCGCCGGCGCCATTCAGCCGCATAGCGCTCTTCGCCGCCGGATTACAGCGGCGACCGGATTCTGCCCGCCCCAGTCGCGCCTACCGCCAGTATCCGGAGGGGCACTGAAAAAACCGCGAGAAGCGCCTAAGTGGCGGAATACGCTTAGGGGGGAGCGCAACCCGCGACCGCGACGTCGGGGGAACTTCAGGCGGGGATGGACATGGAACGGCGGCATGCAATACTGCCGCGCTGGTCGATGACGCGATGGGTAGATGCTTCAACCGCTGCCCTCACCGCCTGCCTGGCGCCGACCGAGATAGGCTTGGACCGCTTCGGGCTCTACACCCACTATTCGCGACGCCTCCAGCACTTCGTTGCCCGGGACCCCGAGCACGAGGCCCCAGAGCGCCAAGTCAGTTGGATCGGAGGGGTCGATGCGCATCTTGCGGTCGAACCACGCATCTAAAGGTAGAAATTTCTTTTTGGACATAGGGTTTCGAACGCTGCCTTAGCCGGATTCGAACAACCAGTCCGTCGACGAAAGGTATGCTTCGGCTCTAGGGAAAGCTCGACATCGGTGAAGGGGCGTACACCTGTATTGAACGCCTCACGGCCGCGGTCGTTCTAGGCTGTACAATTTCACGGATCCTTGGTCTTCACAGACGTCAATATGGCCATCCTCTCGCGGAGAAGGAGCAACTATGGCCCCCTCGAACGACCACGACATCAAGATCCTCAATTGCCTGATCGAGACTACGATCGACAGCGCCGACGGCTACGCCGAAGCGGCGAAGAACTCGGAAAATACTCGCTACCGTGCGGTGTTCTCACAACGCGCCTCGGAGCGTCGCTTCGTTGCCAGTAATCTGCAGCAGCAGGTCCGAATTCTTGGCGGCGAGCCCGAAGACGAGGGCACCGTGCTGGCAAAAGCTCATCGTGTGTGCATCAACCTCCGTGCTGCCGTGGGTTCTGGCGGTGATGCTGCCATCGTCGATGAGGTCGAGCGCTGCGAAGATCACATCAAGGCCAAATACGAGGACGCCATCAAAGACACTGAACTCGGCGTCGCGACGCGTGCAGTGATCAACGAGGCCTTTATCTCGGTACAGAGCGGCCACGACCAGATGCGCGAAATCAAACACGCCTTACATGCGGCGACGTAAACAGAAGAAGCTGCAAGCTTCACTGGCTGGACTAACCCATCAGCAGTTGGGGATACAGGTCTCCTTACGCCCCGTCAAAACAGCGTATTCTCCGCGCATGCAAATAATCGACTTCAGTTCGCTCCAGGGCTTTGAGGCTATCTACGCCGATGCCTTTGCCATCGGTGACGCTGCCCTGGCTGAGGATTTTGTCGAAGCTCGGTTTCGTACCAGGCTGGTGATCGCAGGGGCTAAAGAGCTTGGGATGATGGCTCTCTTTCACGCGGCCAAGGTCGTCGAAGCGACATTGGGTGATTGCGGCCCCCCCCTTCCGGGCTACGGGGCAGCCATCCTCGGGCTCGCTAAGCACCTGCGGCCTCTCAGCCGACGCCCCTGACCGAATCCATCAGACCTGAGGCAGTGGATGATCGCGACCCGTGAGAATCAATGGTCAGAAAATGACCACATGAACTCCTTCCGATCCTCCTAGCGCGCCGGGCGCAATGGCACCGCCGGCAACACCAGCTCTGGCGACCTTGGCTACCCCTTCTGCGAACGGCACCGCGAGCGTTACCGCAACGACCACCGCTGCCTGGTATGCGATCCCACCTTCCGCCCGGTCCGGCCCGTGAGGCGCCGCGCAGGAACCCGTAGAGCCCGGGGGGGACGTGAGCGTAATGAACGGGGCCCAAGAAACGGAACGTGCCCCCCTTCGGCTATCGTCGTGGAGCGCCACCTTCTCAATAAGAGAGGTCTTGCTGCCCATGCATCCGATTTCCTACGGAGCACGTATCCCCTTCATGCCAACGCAAGTCGCCCGTTTGGCCAAGCTGCGCGCCGTCGTCGCCAAACTGGAGCGCGAAGGTCTGTCTTCGCCAAAAGCCCAGGCACGTTACCTAGGTGACGTGGTGACGCAGAGGCGACTTCAGGCCATGTTGGAAGGCGGCCGCATCGACACTCTGTTCGCCGCGCACGTAGAGCACGTCTTGCTTAAGCCGCGCGGCTGGATGAGTGAAAGTACGGAAGCTCTGTCCCGTGAACACGAGATTGAGCACCTCTCAACAATGAGTTGATCGCCTGCAAGTACCGTTCGGCGTACGAGCGCGCAGGAGGGGAAATGGGGGGCGAGGGGCGGTCTCTCGGCATCCTGACGACAGACCTAAAACATGATGCCTTGAAACATGATGCCTTGGCGATGAACCGGGCAGTTACGGTCGATGATTTCGACGCTGCGCGATTCTGGGCAGCGAGCATCGAGACAAAGGCTGCGCGTGCGGGCTTGGCCGAAGTCCAGACGGCAGCACGCCGCATCCTGCTCTACCTCGGCCCGCCCGATACCAGTCCCACACCGGGCTTTGGCAAGGCAATGCTCAATCTCGCTGACCTGTTGATTGGCCTGGATGACGGCCCTGGGACCGACGGCTCCAGCTGACTACGAGGGATTGATCTATCGGCACGTGCTCCGTCCCGCAACCAGACTCGCTGTATCTCCACTACCATTTCACCGTGTTGTCATCGTGCCAAGCTCCGTTTGCGTCAGGCGAGGCGGCCCGCAAGCCGCGCTCAGATTCGAGCCTATCAGTAAGCGCTTTGAGAAGCGCTGTTCCTAGCGTTTCCAATCGACGGTAGGCATGGGCCCGGCGAGGGTGCGCCGGGCCGATCTCAGACCATGGGACACGGCCGGCGGTATCCTTGCCCCATGGCCCTGATCGATGAATATTCCGTCCCCCGGTTCGCCCAGCTATGCGCTGACGCGATTGCGATGAACGATGCCGCCCTGGCAAGCGAAGTCGACGAGGCCCGCTTCCGGGCGCGCATGATCGCGGACTGGGCGCTCGACCTAGGGCTCGCCACGGTCGCGGATACCGCAGCGGGCATCGAGCGGATCCTCGGCCCTTCCGGCACTGAGCCGGGTCCAGGCTACGGCGACGCCATGCTCTGGCTGGCGAAGCTCATAACACCCCCTCCGTCAGCTAGGTCGCCGAGCCAGATCCAGTGAGCCGGGGATGGTGCCGGATTCAGCAGAGCAGAAGGTTGCTGAAGCGCCGGCCAACCAGTTTGCGCGTTCGGATCGGATCTCGGCGCCAAGTCTCTCGACGTCCACGGTGACATTGTGCGCCGGGTCAGAAAACAGGCACGACGCGGCGTGCCTGAAGGAGCCAGGCGACCATCATGCCTGAAGCGTTCTCGAGCATTTTGCCATGGGCCATCGAGCCATGGTGAGCAGCAAGCAAAGGCCGGTTGATGTGTTTGGTTAAGGACTGGGGCGCAGTGGCCGATACGGAGATGTTTTCCGTGTTCCGTATTCGTAGCCATGCCTCAATCTGTCCCTATGTCCCCCCGTGCGGGGGGACAATCTGCGAGCCTTGTGCCGGGCCCTTGCGGCCCGGGGCCTTGCAGGCTCGCACCGGCTGTCGGCCGCTTTTGGCCCGTCCATGACTCCGGGACGGCTCAGCGCGGTTCTCGCCGGCGCTCCTCTTCCAGACTTCCTTGCCCGCTCGATTGAACACGTCATGGGCGTGCCAATGTGCTGGCTCGACGAGCCACACCCTGATGTCACCGAGCCGGCCGGGCACCTCCTTGTCGAACACGCCCTGAGGCCCGAATCGCCCGAGGCGATACAGCCCGCGTGGTTTGCCGAGATTCCCCTGGCCGCCGACGCCTGA